CCGAATCACTCGGGCAACTTGCTCATCAAAACCTGTCAGCATGGATGATTGACGTCATCGGTCACGCAATAAGCGGTACGCAGGAGCGTGAATTATCTCTGGCTGAATTATCCTGGTGGGCGGTCCGCAATCAGGTGGCGGACGCGCTACCGGAAGCGGTATTACGTCGTTCGCTGGGGTTGCGTGCGGAAAAAATTCGCTCTGTGTACAGTGAAAGCGACATCATACCGGGAGAGCAGACCGCCACCAGCATACTGAAACAGCGCACAAAAAATCTTGCGCCGCTGCCTCACGCCCACCAGCAACAGAACCCACCACAGGAAAAGACGGTGGTCAGCATTGCCGTTGATCCCGAGTCACCGGCTCAGTATCTCCAGCGCCAGAAATCACAACGGGAAGAGATGCCTGTATACACGCGCTGGGTAAAAACGCAGAAATGCATGACGTGTGGCAATCAGGCAGATGATCCGCATCACATCATTGGTCATGGACTGGGAGGGATGGGAACAAAGGCTGATGATTTGTTTGTTATTCCGCTGTGCCGTAAATGCCATAGCGAACTACACGCCGGGGTAAAAGATTTTGAAGAAAAACACGGCAGCCAGCTGTTGTTGCTGATTCGTTTTTTAATGCACGCGAGAAATTCGGGTGTTCTGAAGTGGAAAGCATAAATGACTGAACGCATAGAATTTGTTTTGCCTTACCCGCCAACGGTGAACACTTACTGGCGACGTCGTGGCAGCACATATTTTGTATCAAAAGCCGGTGAGCGTTATCGCCGTGATGTGGCGCTTATTGTTCGCCAGCAGCGGCTGAAATTAAACCTGTCCGGAAGGCTGGCGATAAAGATTATTGCAGAGCCACCGGATAAACGTCGTCGTGACCTGGACAATATCCTGAAAGCACCACTGGATGCGCTGACGCATGCCGGACTTCTCATAGACGACGAGCAGTTTGATGAAATCAATATTGTGCGCGGTCAGCGCGTTCCTGGGGGGCGGCTGGGCGTGAAGATTTACAAAATTGAGAGTGAGTGATCGTAAATATGATATACCCGGAAATTACAGGCAAAAGCGGCGAGCATTTACGTCTAAAAACGCTGGAAGCCGTCTGGATCCAGGGGAAATTACGGATGTGGGGGCGTTGGTCGTATATAGGTGGTGGCAAACCAGGAAATATGTTCAATCAGTTGCTGGCATCCAAAAAACTGACAAAAACCGCAATCAATGAAGCCCTGCGTAGAATCAGGGAGTCAGGGATTGATAAACCAGAGCTGGAAGCATTCTTGCGAGAGATGATCGCTGGCAGACAGAAGAGCTGGTTGTCTCACTGTACTGATGCAGAGGCGTTACGCATTGATGGGGTGATAAGTAAAGCGCTTGCACGTTATCCTGGATTGATTGATATCCTGCGGCAAAGGTACGAAGGGCGGGGGATGAGTAAACGCAAAATGGCTGAATTGTTGAATGAGGTGCACCCGGAATGGTGTTTTAGTACATGCGAAAAGCGAATTGCTAATTGGTTAGCTGTTGCTGAATATGCGCTATACATCCCTATGCGAGAATCGTTTGCTCAAAAAATGTCTTGATTTTTTACGCATAAACTGTTTCAATCCAGCTACGCTTCGCAAAGCTATACCGCGAGGCGAATAGCAGACATGGACACCTGAAAGAACCCGCTTTATGCGGGTTTTTTTGTGCCCGAAAAGCGGTACAGGACGTTAAATGCGCTGGTGGTTGCGAATGCCGGTCTTTCAGCTTGCTGGCTTTTTCGACAAGAGGTATTGGTATGTCACGTTAACCGGAAAAGGGAAAAAGGCATGCTAAAACAGCAGGATATGACCGAAACCGCCAGAGTGGTGTTTAATGAATTAAGCATCACCGAACCGGCGACCGTCGGGGAAATTGCGCAGAATACTTACCTTTCACGCGAACGCTGCCAGTTAATACTGACTCAGCTTGTTATGGCGGGTCTGGCAGATTATCAGTTCGGTTGTTACAGACGCCTTCCGCAGTGAAGGCTTTTTAATTTGTGGTAATGGGCGGCTGGGGGGTGTTAGCGGCACCTGCCAGCCATCTGCTCATGCGTTGGGGTCACAAGCAAACCTCAGGCCCATCTGCTTTGCGCAAAAGCGGTATGAGCCTATCAGAGAAGTGCTTATTGATCTATGATTAATACTGTAAAAATATCCAGTTGTGAGTTAATCAACGCTGATTGCCTGGAGTTTATCCAGACCTTACCGGAAAATTCTGTCGATCTGATAGTCACAGACCCGCCATACTTTAAAGTGAAGCCCGAGGGCTGGGATAACCAGTGGGAGGGCGACGATGATTACCTGAAATGGCTGGACCAGTGTCTGGCGCAGTTCTGGCGGGTACTGAAGCCTACCGGAAGTCTTTACCTGTTCTGTGGTCATCGCCTGGCATCTGACACCGAAATCATGATGCGTGAGCGCTTTAATGTGCTGAACCACATTATCTGGGCGAAGCCGTCCGGACGCTGGAACGGGTGCAATAAGGAAAGTCTGCGGGCGTATTTTCCGGCAACAGAGCGCATTCTGTTTGCAGAACATTATCAGGGACCGTATCGCCCGAAAGATGATGGCTATGTGGCACAGGGGCGCGAGCTAAAACAGCACGTCATGGCCCCGCTGATTTCTTACTTTCGTGATGCGCGTAAATCACTGGGAATAACGTCAAAACAGATAGCGGAAGCCACCGGAAAGAAAAACATGGCTTCGCACTGGTTTGGTACCAGTCAGTGGCAGTTACCGAACGAGGGGGATTACAACAAATTGCAGGCGTTGTTTGCGCGTGTTGCGGCAGAAAAACATCAGCGCGGGGAACTGGAAAAGCCACACCACCAGCTGGTCAGCACATACAGTGAGCTGAACCGGCAGTACACGGAACTGCTGAGTGAATATAAAAATTTGCGGCGGTATTTCGGTGTGACGGCGCAGGTTCCGTACACCGATGTCTGGACGCATAAACCGGTGCAGTACTATCCAGGAAAACATCCGTGCGAAAAACCGGCAGAAATGCTGCAGCAGATAATCAACGCGAGCAGTCGTCCGGGAGACCTGGTTGCAGATTTTTTTATGGGTTCAGGTTCAACGGTAAAAGCGGCGATGGCACTGGGGCGTTGTGCGATTGGTGTTGAGCTGGAGACAGGACGTTTTGAACAGACAGTCAGGGAAGTTCAGGATTTAATCGTTTGAAACGGATGAGATTGCAGAATTAATTACGCACCATTATTATTCTGCTCCCGGCCCTTTAGCTCAGTGGTGAGAGCGAGCGACTCATAATCGCCAGGTCGCTGGTTCAAATCCAGCAAGGGCCACCATCACATACCGCCATTAGCTCATCGACAGAGAGTGCCAGCTTTCGAAACTGGCTGTGTGGGGCTCGGGTCCCCGATGGCAATCCATTATCTGCATTATGCGTTGTTAGCTCAGCCGGACAGAGCAATTGCCTTCTAAGCAATCGGTCACTGGTTCGAATCCAGTACAACGCGCCACGCTTATTTTTCCAGGCTCGCTTTGGCGGGCCTTTTTCATATCCGCGCCCGTTATGAAGCGCCACCGCGTTCTGCTAATGCTGAAGCCCTTCGTCAGCTGACTGATGTTGCAGATACTGATGATACTGTGAATGTGCTGTGTCTGTGTCTGGATATCGCTGACCAGGACGGTATCGGTCAGGAAGAAGAAGCGCAACTGAAGAAAATTGCGCAGGCGCTGCAGTTGCCGCTGGAGCAGTACCTGTGAAAAGTGCGCGCCTTGTGCTGGCTGTCATCCTGTTGTTTCTGGTAGTGATGGTGGATTTCACCGGACGACTGATGTCAGTGCTGGCAGATGGTGTGCTGGTGGCGATGGCGCTGATCGTGCTCCGGCCTTTACTGCGTAAATCTGAATAACATCACACAAAAGGCATCTGCGGGGGCCTTTGACGGGGTGTTTTTTTACGGGTCGCTGGTGGCCCTTTTTTTATTTTCAGGAGGAAGTATGTCTGAACCCTTATCCGGTTCCGGCACGGCTGCGGCGCTGGGTGGCGCGACGGTATTCGGGCTGTTTACCGGGATGGATTTCGGGATTGTGTTTGGCGCGTTCGCCGGGGCGTTATTTGTGGCAACGATGCCGCAGTCACTTTCAGTCTGGCGCGTGGTGGCGCATTTTCTGGTGTCGTTTATTGTCGGCGTGCTGGGAGCGCGTGTGCTGTCAGCCTGGATTGCATCAAAAACAGGGTATGACGGTACATCGGCAGATGCGCTGTGTGCGGTGCTGGTATCGGTGGTGTCGGTGAAGATTCTGTCGTTCATCCACCAGCAGGATATTGCATCGTTGGTGTCCGGTGTGTTCTCCCGTCTGCGGGGTGGAGGCGGTAATGTTAAGTAACCTTCCCGGATTACTGAATGTGGTGTTAAGCACGGTTATCGTGCTGACGCTCTTTTTTTATCGTCGTGGTGATTCCAGACATAAACCGCTGATGTCGTGGCTGGCCTGGCTGCTGATGCTGCTGTATGCCTTTGCGCCACTTTGTTATCTGTGTGGTCGCTTTCCACCCGGTAACTGGCTGGTCGTCCTGATTAACCTGGTGTTCTGCGTGCTGGTGATACGAGCACGCGGGAACGTATCAAAAATCCTTTCATTACGGAGGTGAGTATGCCCGGTAAATTCAGATTCAGTCGTCGAAGTGAGAAAAATCTGGAGGGCGTCAAACCACAGCTGGTTGCTGTTGTTCGCCGTGCGCTGGAGCTGACGGAGGTTGACTTCGGTATTACGGAAGGCCTGCGCAGTAAGTATCGCCAGAAGCAGCTGGTCGCGGAAGGGAAAAGCCAGACCATGAACAGCCGCCACCTGACCGGTGATGCGGTGGATGTTGTGGCCTACATTGGTAGCCAGGTGTCATGGGACTGGCCTCTGTACGAGAAAATCGCGCAGGCATTTAAGCAGGCTGCCGCAGAGCTGGGAACTGCCATCGAATGGGGCGGGGACTGGAAAACACTGAAAGACGGGCCTCACTTTCAGTTGAAGTGCTAATAACCAGGTGGTTTATGAGCCGAAAACACTGGACACACAGAATGCCGCGAACGGCGGCGAAATGGGCACTGGTAGCGATACTGGTGCCTTTTTTCCTGGTGGGATGCGTTAGCCTGGATAAGGTGCGCCAGCTTTTCGATACGGCCTCGCAGGTCTGCGAAATTGTCGAAAGTGCCAGGCAGTGTATGCAGAACTGATCGCCTGTAAGAGCAGAATATTGTTGAATCTAAATTTACTTTGAACAGTGGCCCGGATGGAAAGGGCATCTAAATAGGAGCAGAAAAATGTTAACTGTAAAAGTCATGTCTCAAAATGGTGGGGAAGAGCTCCATTGCGGGCGTAGCATTGGCTATCATCCAGAGCAGCGGAGTATTGCCGTATCGGGAAAGGATGGGAAAGTCATTCTGAAAGATGGAGATATTGCTTATGTAATGAACCAAAACGCTCAAATAATATCTGTTTATCGGCCCAATAATAGTCAGAAAAACATTTGAATTTCGCAAGTCCAAAGTTCAGTGGTGATCGTTATCAACTAATTGAAATAACAAGCTTATGTTTGTGTAATTGGTGATATAGCATGTTAATGCTGAATATCAGCGTCAACATGGAGTTATACAATGGTTTTTAAACACTATTACGTGAACAAAAATGCTCAGAGCAATGGCGATCATGAGGTGCATGCTGAGGAATGTTCATATCTTCCTGCTGTAGCTAACCGCGATTACCTTGGTTACTATAGTGATTGTTCTTCGGCGGTAACAGAGGCAAAGGCCAAAGGATATTCCCGGGTGAATGGTTGCTATTGGTGTGCCAATAAGTGCCACACGTCTTAATCAATTGTCAATAAACCATAAAGGCCGCTCTGCGGCCTTTTTCATGTTAAAAAAGATTGCGGCATTACAGCAGCCCTTCACACTGAGTGGCTGCGATAATGTGAGAAATAAAAAACCGGCAGGGGAAATCCATTGAAGATTTGCCGGTGGCAAAAAGATGGCCATGCTTTCAACCTTAGTCGCAGGGTTACGGAGTGCAACTACGAATGCTGCCGGTATATGGCTGAATGGCGTTTCAATGATGTACGTCATCTTATCTGTAAATGTTAATGATAAAAGCTCTCATTTGTGCGGGTCCTTCCGGTGGGGTGGCCTGCCACGGGGCGGAAGGCGCGCGGGTTTTCGCTATTTATGAAAATTTTCCGGGGAAAATCATGTCGGTACTTCTCGAACATAACTATTTGTTTTTTCTAATATCGAATCCGTAAAAGGTCCGACATGAAAACGCCTAAAAAAGTCATTTTCGGGCACTTTCATGTCGGACCCTGTGTTTGTTGTGAGACTGTTTCATGAAGGTTAATAAAAAGAAACTTGCCGAAATTTTCAACGTGGATCCGCGAACGATTGAACGCTGGCAGTCTCAGGGACTCCCTTGCGTCTCCGGAGGTGGTAAGGGCGTTGAATCTGTATTTGATACCTCCATGGCAATTCAGTGGTATGCGCAGAGGGAGGCTGATATCGAAAATGAAAAACTCCGTAAAGAGGTTGAGGATTACAGGGCTGCCAGTGAGGCAGATCTCCAGCCTGGGACTATTGAGTACGAACGCCATCGACTTACGCGTGCGCAGGCCGACGCACAGGAGCTGAAGAATGCCAGAGACTCCGCAGAAGTGGTGGAAACCGCATTCTGTACTTTCGTGCTGTCACGGATCGCAGGTGAAATTGCCAGTATTCTTGACGGGATCCCTCTCTCGGTACAGCGGCGTTTTCCGGAACTGGAAAACCGACATGTTGATTTCCTGAAACGGGATATCATCAAAGCCATGAACAAAGCAGCCGCGCTGGATGAACTGATACCGGGGTTGCTGAGTGAATATATCGAACAGTCAGGTTAACAGGCTGCGGCATTTTGTCCGCGCCGGGCTTCGCTCACTGTTCAGGCCGGAGCCACAGACCGCCGTTGAATGGGCGGATGCCAGTTACTATCTCCCGAAAGAATCCGCATACCAGGAAGGGCGCTGGGAAACACTGCCCTTTCAGCGGGCCATCATGAATGCGATGGGCAGCGACTACATCCGTGAGGTGAATGTGGTGAAGTCTGCCCGTGTCGGTTATTCCAAAATGCTGCTGGGTGTTTATGCCTACTTTATAGAGCATAAGCAGCGCAACACACTTATCTGGTTGCCGACGGATGGTGATGCCGAGAACTTTATGAAAACCCACGTTGAGCCGACCATCCGCGATATTCCGTCGCTGCTGGCGCTGGCTCCGTGGTATGGCAAAAAGCACCGGGATAACACGCTCACTATGAAGCGTTTTTCCAATGGTCGTGGCTTCTGGTGCCTGGGCGGTAAAGCGGCAAAAAACTACCGTGAAAAGTCGGTGGATGTGGCGGGTTATGATGAACTTGCTGCCTTTGATGAGGATATTGAACAGGAAGGCTCTCCGACGTTCCTTGGCGACAAACGTATTGAAGGCTCGGTCTGGCCAAAGTCCATCCGTGGCTCCACGCCCAAAGTGAGAGGCACCTGCCAGATTGAGCGTGCAGCCAGTGAATCCCCGCATTTTATGCGTTTTCATGTTGCCTGCCCGCACTGCGGGGAGGAGCAGTATCTTAAATTTGGCGACAAAGAGACGCCGTTTGGCCTCAAATGGACGCCGGATGACCCCTCCAGCGTGTTTTATCTCTGCGAGCATAATGCCTGCGTCATCCGCCAGCAGGAGCTGGACTTCACTGATGCCCGTTATATCTGCGAAAAGACCGGGATCTGGACCCGTGATGGCATTCTCTGGTTTTCGTCATCCGGTGAAGAGATTGAGCCGCCGGACAGCGTGACCTTTCACATCTGGACGGCGTACAGCCCGTTCACCACCTGGGTGCAGATTGTCAAAGACTGGATGAAAACGAAAGGGGATACGGGAAAACGTAAAACCTTCGTAAACACCACGCTCGGTGAGACGTGGGAGGCGAAAATTGGCGAACGTCCGGATGCTGAAGTGATGGCAGAGCGGAAAGAGCATTATTCAGCGCCCGTTCCTGACCGTGTGGCTTACCTGACCGCCGGTATCGACTCCCAGCTGGACCGCTACGAAATGCGTGTATGGGGATGGGGGCCGGGTGAGGAAAGCTGGCTGATTGACCGGCAGATTATTATGGGTCGCCACGACGATGAACAGACGCTGCTGCGTGTGGATGAGGCCATCAATAAAACCTATACCCGCCGGAATGGTGCAGAAATGTCGGTATCCCGTATCTGCTGGGATACTGGCGGGATTGACCCGACCATTGTGTATGAACGCTCGAAAAAACATGGGCTGTTCCGGGTGATCCCCATTAAAGGGGCATCCGTCTACGGAAAGCCGGTGGCCAGCATGCCACGTAAGCGAAACAAAAACGGGGTTTACCTTACCGAAATCGGTACGGATACCGCGAAAGAGCAGATTTATAACCGCTTCACACTGACGCCGGAAGGGGATGAACCGCTTCCCGGTGCCGTTCACTTCCCGAATAACCCGGATATTTTTGATCTGACCGAAGCGCAGCAGCTGACTGCTGAAGAGCAGGTCGAAAAATGGGTGGATGGCAGGAAAAAAATACTGTGGGACAGCAAAAAGCGACGCAATGAGGCGCTCGACTGCTTCGTTTATGCGCTGGCGGCGCTGCGCATCAGTATTTCCCGCTGGCAGCTGGATCTCAGTGCACTGCTGGCGAGCCTGCAGGAAGAGGATGGTGCAGCAACCAATAAGAAAACACTGGCAGATTACGCCCGTGCCTTATCCGGAGAGGATGAATGACGCGACAGGAAGAACTTGCCGCTGCCCGTGCGGCACTGCATGACCTGATGACAGGTAAACGGGTGGCAACGGTACAGAAAGACGGACGGCGAGTGGAGTTTACGGCCACGTCCGTGTCTGACCTGAAAAAATACATTGCGGAGCTGGAGGTGCAGACCGGCATGACACAGCGACGCAGGGGACCTGCAGGATTTTATGTATGAAAACGCCCACCATTCCCACCCTTCTGGGACCGGACGGCATGACATCGCTGCGTGAATATGCCGGTTATCACGGCGGTGGCAGCGGATTTGGTGGGCAGTTGCGGGCGTGGAACCCACCGGGTGAAAGTGTGGATGCAGCCCTGCTGCCCAACTTTACCCGTGGCAATGCCCGCGCAGACGATCTGGTACGCAATAACGGCTATGCTGCCAACGCCATCCAGCTGCATCAGGATCATATCGTCGGGGCTTTTTTCCGGCTCAGTCATCGCCCAAGCTGGCGCTATCTGGGCATCGGGGAGGAAGAAGCCCGTGCCTTTTCCCGCGAGGTTGAAGCGGCATGGAAAGAGTTTGCCGAGGATGACTGCTGCTGCATTGACGTTGAGCGAAAACGCACGTTTACCATGATGATTCGGGAAGGTGTGGCCATGCACGCCTTTAACGGTGAACTGTTCGTTCAGGCCACCTGGGATACCAGTTCGTCGCGGCTTTTCCGGACACAGTTCCGGATGGTCAGCCCGAAGCGCATCAGCAACCCGAACAATACCGGCGACAGCCGGAACTGCCGTGCCGGTGTGCAGATTAATGACAGCGGTGCGGCGCTGGGATATTACGTCAGCGAGGACGGCTATCCTGGCTGGATGCCGCAGAAATGGACATGGATACCCCGTGAGTTACCCGGCGGGCGCGCCTCGTTCATTCACGTTTTTGAACCCGTGGAGGACGGGCAGACCCGCGGTGCAAATGTGTTTTACAGCGTAATGGAGCAGATGAAGATGCTCGACACGCTGCAGAACACGCAGCTGCAGAGCGCCATTGTGAAGGCGATGTATGCCGCCACCATTGAAAGTGAGCTGGATACGCAGTCAGCGATGGATTTTATTCTGGGCGCGAACAGTAAGGAGCAGCGGGAAAGGCTGACGGGCTGGATTGGTGAAATTGCCGCGTATTACGCCGCAGCACCGGTCCGTCTGGGAGGCGCAAAAGTGCCGCACCTGATGCCGGGTGACTCACTGAACCTGCAGACGGCTCAGGACACGGATAACGGCTACTCCGTGTTTGAGCAGTCACTGCTGCGGTATATCGCTGCCGGACTGGGTGTCTCGTATGAGCAGCTTTCCCGGAATTACGCCCAGATGAGCTACTCCACGGCACGGGCCAGCGCGAACGAGTCGTGGGCGCACTTTATGGGGCGGCGAAAATTCGTCGCATCCCGTCAGGCGAGCCAGATGTTTCTGTGCTGGCTGGAAGAGGCCATCGCCCGCCGCGTGGTGACGTTACCTTCAAAAGCGCGCTTCAGTTTTCAGGAAGCCCGTAGTGCCTGGGGGAACTGCGACTGGATAGGCTCCGGTCGTATGGCCATCGATGGTCTGAAAGAAGTTCAGGAAGCGGTGATGCTGATAGAAGCCGGGCTGAGTACCTACGAAAAAGAGTGTGCAAAACGCGGCGATGACTATCAGGAAATTTTTGCCCAGCAGGTCCGTGAAACGATGGAGCGTCGTGCAGCCGGTCTTAAACCACCCGCCTGGGCGGCTGCGGCATTTGAATCCGGGCTGCGACAATCAACAGAGGAGGAGAAGAGTGACAGCAGAGCTGCGTAATCTCCCGCATATTGCCAGCATGGCCTTTAATGAGCCGCTGATGCTTGAACCCGCCTATGCGCGGGTTTTCTTTTGTGCGCTTGCAGGCCAGCTTGGGATCAGCCGCCTGACGGATGCGGTGTCCGGCGACAGCCTGACTGCCCAGGAGGCACTCGTGACGCTGGCATTATCCGGTGATGATGACGGACCACGACAGGCCCGCAGTTATCAGGTCATGAACGGCATCGCCGTGCTGCCGGTGTCCGGCACGCTGGTCAGCCGGACGCGGGCGCTGCAGCCGTACTCGGGGATGACCGGTTACAACGGCATTATCGCCCGTCTGCAACAGGCTGCCAGCGACCCGATGGTGGACGGCATTCTGCTCGATATGGACACGCCAGGCGGAATGGTGGCGGGGGCATTTGACTGCGCTGACATCATCGCCCGTGTGCGTGACATAAAACCGGTATGGGCGCTGGCCAACGACATGAACTGCAGTGCAGGTCAGCTGCTTGCCAGTGCCGCCTCCCGGCGTCTGGTCACGCAGACCGCCCGGACAGGCTCCATCGGCGTCATGATGGCTCACAGTAATTACGGTGCTGCCCTGGAGAAACAGGGTGTGGAAATCACGCTGATTTACAGCGGCAGCCATAAGGGGGATGGCAATCCCTACAGCCATCTTCCGGATGACGTCCGGGAGACACTGCAGTCCCGGATGGACGCAACCCGCCAGATGTTTGCGCAGAAGGGGTCGGCATATACCGGCCTGTCTGTGCAGGCTGTGCTGGATACCGAGGCTGCAGTGTACAGCGGTCAGGAGGCCATTGATGCCGGACTGGCTGATGAACTTGTTAACAGCACCGATGCGATCACCGTCATGCGTGATGCACTGGATGCGCGTAAATCCCGTCTCTCAGGAGGGCGAATGACCAAAGAGACTCAATCAACAACTGTTTCAGCCACTGCTTCGCAGACTGACGTTACTGACGTGGTGCCAGCGACGGAGGGCGAAAACGCCAGCGCGGCGCAGCCGGACGTGAACGCGCAGATCACCGCTGCGGTTGCGGCAGAAAACAGCCGCATTATGGGGATCCTCAACTGTGAGGAGGCTCACGGACGCGAAGAACAGGCCCGCGTGCTGGCAGAAACCCCCGGTATGACCGTGGAAACGGCCCGCCGCATTCTGGCAGCTGCACCACAGAGTGCACAGGCGCGCAGTGACACTGCGCTGGATCGTCTGATGCAGGGGGCACCGGCACCGCTGGCTGCAGGTAACCCGGCATCTGATGCCGTTAACGATTTGCTGAACACACCAGTGTAAGGGATGTTTATGACGAGCAAAGAAACCTTTACCCATTACCAGCCGCTGGGCAACAGTGACCCGGCACATACGGCAACCGCGCCCGGCGGATTGAGTGCGAAAGCGCCTGCAATGACCCCGCTGATGCTGGACCCCTCCACCCGTAAGCTGGTTGTGTGGGATGGCACCACCGACGGTGCTGCCGTTGGCATTCTGGCGGTTGCTGCTGACCAGACCAGCACCACGCTGACGTTCTACAAGTCCGGCACGTTCCGTTATGAGGATGTGCTCTGGCCGGAGGCTGCCAGCGACGAGACGAAAAAACGGACCGCGTTTGCCGGAACGGCAATCAGCATCGTTTAACCTTACCCTTCATCACTAAAGGCCGCCTGTGCGGCTTTTTTTACGGGATTTTTTTATGTCGATGTACACAACCGCCCAGCTGCTGGCGGCAAATGAGAAGAAATTTAAGTTTGATCCGCTGTTTCTGCGTCTCTTTTTCCGTGAGAGCTATCCCTTCACCACGGAGAAAGTCTATCTCTCACAAATTCCGGGACTGGTAAACATGGCGCTGTACGTTTCGCCGATTGTTTCCGGTGAGGTTATCCGCTCCCGTGGCGGCTCCACCTCTGAATTTACACCGGGATATGTCAAGCCGAAGCATGAGGTGAATCCGCAGATGACCCTGCGTCGCCTGCCGGATGAAGATCCACAGAATCTGGCGGACCCGGCTTACCGCCGCCGTCGCATCATTCTGCAGAACATGCGAGACGAAGAGCTGGCCATTGCTCAGGTCGAAGAGATGCAGGCCGTTTCTGCCGTGCTTAAGGGCAAATATACCATGACCGGTGAAGCCTTCGATCCGGTTGAAGTGGATATGGGCCGCAGTGTGGCGAACAACATCACGCAGTCCGGCGGTACGGAGTGGAGCAAGCGTGACAAGTCCACGTATGACCCGACCGACGATATCGAAGCCTACGCGCTGAACGCCAGCGGTGTGGTGAATATCATCGTGTTTGATCCGAAAGGCTGGGCGCTGTTCCGTTCCTTCAAAGCCGTCAGGGAGAAGCTGGATGCCCGTCGCGGCTCTCATTCCGAGCTGGAGACAGCGGTAAAAGATCTGGGCGAAGCGGTGTCCTATAAGGGGATGTATGGCGATACGGCGATCGTCGTGTATTCCGGACAGTACGTGGAAAACGACGTCAAAAAGAACTTCCTGCCGGACAACACGATGGTGCTGGGGAACACTCAGGCACGCGGTCTGCGCACCTATGGCTGCATTCAGGATGCGGACGCACAGCGCGAAGGTATTAACGCCTCTGCCCGCTACCCGAAAAACTGGGTGACCACCGGCGATCCGGCGCGTGAGTTCACCATGATTCAGTCAGCACCGCTGATGCTGCTGGCTGACCCTGATGCGTTCGTGTCCGTACAACTGGCGTAATCATGGCCCTTCGGGGCCATTTTCTCTCTGTGGAGGAGTCCATGACGAAAGATGAACTGATTGCCCGTCTTCAGGTGCTGGGTGAGCAACTGAACCGTGATGTCAGCCTGACGGGGACGAAAGAAGAACTGGCACTCCGTGTGGCAGAGCTGGAAGAGGAGCTTGATGACACGGATGACGCTGCTGGTCAGGACACATCTGTCAGCCCGGAAAATGCGCTGACCGGACATGAAAATGAGGTTGTATCAGCGCAGCCGGATACCGTGACTGATACGGCTGATCTGGTCACGGTTGTGGCACTGGTGACGCTGCATACTGATGCACTTCACGCCACGCGGGATGAGGCTGTGGCATTTGTGCTGCCGGGAACGGCGTTCCGTGTCTCTGCCGGTGTGGCAGCTGAAATGACAGAGCGCGGCCTGGCCAGAATGCAATAACGGGAGGCGCTGTGGCTGATTTCGATAACCTGTTCGATGCTGCCATTGCCCGCGCCGATGAAACGATACGCGGGTACATGGGAACGTCAGCCACCATGACATCCGGTGAGCAGTCCGGTGCTGTGATACGTGGTGTTTTTGATGATCCTGAAAATATCAGCTATGCCGGACAGGGCGTGCGCGTTGAAGGCTCCAGCCCGTCCCTGTTTGTCCGGACTGATGATGTGCGGCAGCTGCGGCGTGGAGACACGCTGACCATCGGTGAGGAAAACTTCTGGGTAGATCGGGTTACGCCGGATGATGGCGGAAGCTGTCATCTCTGGCTTGGGCGGGGGGTACCGCCTGCCGTTAACCGTCGCCGCTGAAAGGGGGATGTATGGCCATAAAAGGTCTTGAGCAGGCCGTTGAAAACCTCAGCCGTATCAGCAAAACGGCGGTGCCTGGTGCCGCCGCAATGGCCATTAACCGCGTTGCTTCATCCGCGATATCGCAGTCGGCGTCACAGGTTGCCCGTGAGACAAAGGTACGCCGGAAACTGGTAAAGGAAAGGGCCAGGCTGAAAAGGGCCACGGTCAAAAATCCGCAGGCCAGAATCAAAGTTAACCGGGGGGATTTGCCCGTAATCAGGCTGGGTAACGCGCGGGTTGTCCTGTCCCGACGCAGGCGTCGTAAAAAGGGGCAGCGTTCAGCCCTGAAAGGTGGCGGCAGCGTGCTTGTGGTGGGAAACCGTCGTATTCCCGGCGCGTTTATTCAGCAACTGAAAAATGGCCGCTGGCATGTCATGCAGCGTGTGGCCGGGAAAAACCGTTACCCCATTGATGTGGTGAAAATCCCGATGGCGGTGCCGCTGACCACGGCGTTTAAACAGAATATTGAACGGATACGGCGTGAACGTCTTCCGAAAGAGCTGGGCTATGCGCTGCAGCATCAACTGAGAATGGTAATAAAGCGATGAAACATACTGAACTCCGTGCAGCCGTACTGGATGCACTGGAGAAGCATGACACCGGGGCGACGCTTTTTGATGGTCGCCCCGCTGTTTTTGATGAGGCGGATTTTCCGGCAGTTGCCGTTTATCTCACCGGCGCTGAATACACGGGCGAAGAGCTGGACAGCGATACCTGGCAGGCGGAGCTGCATATCGAAGTTTTCCTGCCTGCTCAGGTGCCGGATTCAGAGCTGGATGCGTGGATGGAGTCCCGGATTTATCCGGTGATGAGCGATATCCCGGCACTGTCAGATTTGATCACCAGTATGGTGGCCAGCGGCTATGACTACCGGCGCGACGATGATGCGGGCCTGTGGAGTTCAGCCGATCTGACTTATGTCATTACCTATGAAATGTGAGGACGCTATGCCTGTACGGAAACATTGACTTTATCGAGATCTCGGCGCGCGGTCTGCCTTCTTCGCTTACTGCTGATAATGTATCTCGTTACCTGAGTATACGCCGTTTAGGGCCAACCGGGCTAATCAATAGCATGCAAATGCGTTACGGCCTGGTTAAAGATGATGGCTTTATTGAGGTTTGGGCCTTCCAGCGTG